TCAATTATTTGCTAACGGGTTTAATTTAACTGCATCTTCCAAGTGGTCTGGGGCAAAGTGCGCATATCGCATGGTCATTTTTATATCCGTATGGCCGAGAACGCGCTGCAAGACCAAAATATTACCACCATTCATCATAAAGTGGCTGGCGAAGGTGTGGCGCAAAACGTGGGTAAGCTGTCCTGCCGGTAGTTCGATGCCTGTTCTTTCCAGAGCTGACCGGAACGCGCCATAACAATCACTAAACAACCGGCCTTTTTTATTCTCAGGCAGAGACTCATAGAGTTCTTTGCTGATTGGGACGGCGCGGTTTTTTCTGCCTTTCGTGTTGGTGTACGTGATTTTGTATTTCGCGAGCTGGCTTTTTCTCAGACTCTCAGCCTCAGACCACCGTGCACCAGTGGCGAGACAGATTCTTACCACTGGTTCTAAATCAGGGTGGTCATGCCTTTTACACTCTCCGAGCAGTTGCGAAATCTGGTCGTGAGTTAGCCAGGCCATTTCCATTTCTTCTGTGCGGAATGGGCGCATATTTTTCAGCGGGTTCTCACCCTTCCATTCTCCGAGGCGATTTAGCTCATTGAATACCGCCCGGAAGAAGGCCAGCTCAAGATTAAGCGTGCGAGGCGATACCTCTTTCACTCTGTTTGAACGGGCATACTCACCTTTTAACCGTTTTTCTCGGTAGCGGGAAAACATCTGCGCATCGAAATCGCGTGCGAGTGGTTCACCCATACACTCAAAGGCATGGTGCATGGCTAACTGGCGTTTCAGGCCGTCTTTCAGTGTAATGCCATGAGCGCTATACCATGAATCAACCAGCTCTTTTAACGTGCGCCTGTCTTCCTTTTCTTCCTGCCACGGGTTTTGAACAGTATATTGCTCAAACGCCAGAGCTTCGCCCTTAGTAGCGAATTTCTTTCTGATTCGTTTGCCTTTTGCGCCGTTTGGGTAGAGTTCACAAATCCAACCGCCAGCCGGATTTTTACGCACGGTCATTAGTTAACCTCGCTGTATACACCCATCACGCGACCTAATGCTTTAATGTCATCAAATCCACATTCAAAGGGAACTTTGCCCCCTGCTACATGTAGTTTTCTGCCAGGCAATTTTGTTAATTCTCGAATGCTAATTGCACCTTCAATATCAACGAGCCATTCTCCATCTGAAAGGGATGCGTCTCGTTCGATGAAATGGAGTTTTCCGTCAGCGTAGACGGCAATTGGATTCGTAAGCGGCTTGCTAAAGAACTTGCCAGCAATACTCAAATCGCCATCACTAACCAGGGATTCTTCACTTAATGTGAATTTCTCCACATTTTGGGTATCGTTATTCATGTTGCCGGTTGTAGGTGACCCTTTGCCGGTGAGTAGCCAAGCGAGATTTGCGCCAGTTTCTAGGGCGCAATGCACAATAAAGTCATAAGAAATGGAATCGCGACTGTACCTATTAGCAAGAGAGCTTGATGCAATTTCGAAGTGTCTAGCTAATTGAATTTTCTGAGAAAATCCGTAAGCCTCGCAAATCCTATCCAGCACTTCTTCATTGTTTAAACCAAGACCTTCAATTCTCATGTAGCTTTAACCTATTTACAAACCCCATTTTGGGAGTTATGTTAAGCCTAAACCTAGGCAATTAATGGCGAACGTTGGCAAACAGATGGCTATTAATTGCAATCTTTAGTAAAAGGGGAATCATGCAACATGGCTTCTGAAATCGCAATCATCAAAGTTCCTGCACCAATCGTTACTTTGCAACAATTCGCAGAGCTTGAGGGTGTTTCTGAACGTACCGCCTACCGCTGGACAACCGGCGATAACCCTTGTGTACCAATCGAACCACGCACCATCCGTAAAGGCTGCAAGAAAGCAGGTGGCCCGATTCGCATTTATTACGCACGCTGGAAAGAAGAACAGTTGCGTAAGGCGTTGGGTCATTCCCGTTTTCAACTCGTCATCGGCGCTTAATTCACTTTATGTGAATTGTAAGGATGCAACATGTTTGATTTTCAAGTTTCCAAACATCCCCACTATGACGAAGCATGCCGGGCTTTTGCGCAGCGTCACAACATGGCGAAGCTGGCCGAGCGAGCGGGTATGAACGTTCAAACGTTACGTAACAAGCTCAACCCGGAACAGCCTCACCAGTTCACGCCGCCTGAATTGTGGCTGCTGACTGACCTGACCGAAGACTCAACCCTCGTTGATGGTTTTCTGGCGCAGATTCATTGCCTGCCATGCGTGCCGGTTAATGAGCTGGCTAAAGACAAATTACAGTCTTACGTCATGCGCGCAATGCGTGAACTCGGCGAGCTTGCGAGCGGTGCGGTATCTGATGAACGCCTAACCTCTGCCCGTAAGCACAACATGATTGAAAGCGTTAACGCTGGTATTCGCATGTTGTCGTTGTCGGCGCTGGCGTTGCATGCGCGTCTGCAGACTAATCCCGCTATGTCGAGCGTGGTCGATACCATGAGCGGTATTGGCGCATCGTTCGGGCTGATTTGAGGTGCGTATGCTGAAAAGTGAACCGTCATTCGCGTCTCTGCTCGTTAAGCAAAGCCCCGGCATGCACTACGGCCACGGCTGGATCGCAGGTAAGGACGGCAAGTTCTGGCACCCGAGTCGCTCACAGGCTGATTTACTGGCTGGCCTCTCTACTCAAAAGCAGGGGGAATCATGGCTATCGAAGCTGTTTCCGCAACTGTTCCGCTAAAAGCGGGTGAACGTCTGGCCGGTCTCAACCATGTGGCTGAATTGCGCGCGAGATATTGGGGCGATAGCTGGAAAGAGGTTGAGCGCTTTGTCGATGATATGCGCGATAAACGTGACCCACAATTTGAAGAAAATAATCGGGCGCTGGCCGCTATTTTCTTTCTGGCAAAAATACCGGCGGCTCGTCATGAGCTCGAATTAAATGAGCTGACTACTGACGAGAAAAAAGCGCTTATTACAGCGATGAATCATTTTCGTGCAGTGGTGAGTTTATTTCCCAAACGGCTAACCATGCCGAATTAATACACGAATTTTATTAACTGACGTCAACCCGTCGGGCTTCCCATTGCCCGAATTCAGGAGAAAGCACTATGCAAAATGTCGAAACCCGTCATTTCAAAGTCGATAAAGACGCGCTGGCCATGTTGCTGGAAGAGGCCAAATCTGAAGAGCGTAAAGGTCGCGCACTGGCTATATCAATCCGCCTTGAGGCACTTGCTACCTATATCACTAACAAAGGTTTAAGCGCTATCGAAGCGGCCGAGCTGTTGCACCGCGAAGCCATCCGCTATGAAAACGAATCTCAGGAGCTGCACTAATGGCCGACGCAATGGATATCGCACAACAGCGCGAACAGGCAGAACGCGAGCGACTCATCAATAACGCGCGTAGCCGTATCGCTGCGCCGTCTCGTTTTACCTGCGAGGTATGTGACACACCAATCCCGGAAGCTCGCCGCATTGCGATTCCGGGAGTGGCCTTTTGTGTAACCTGCCAGCAAATCGCCGAGCTCAAATCCAAACATTACCGGGGGGTATAAATGGGTATTCGCATCGAAGTTGGCGACAAATGGGTTATTACCAGCGACCAATATCAATTCATCCTGAATGAAAAGAAAGTCGTTAAGTCCGGTAAAAAAGCTGGTGAAGAATGGCTCGACACTATCGGCTATTATCCGAAGATTAACCAGCTTATTTCCGGCCTGATACACAATCAGATTCATGGCTCGGATATTACTGCCATTGATGCTATGGCAGTAGAAATTGAGCGGGTAGGGCAACTATGCATAGCAGCCATTCAAGGGGCTAGCGTTGATGCATAGCTCTATGGTTGCTTATGCTTATCCGTGGAATGCTCCACGGTCGGCAATAGCCAGCCCATATCTCACCTACGACCAACAGTATCGCCGCGACCGTATGTTCGCGGCTTTGCTGCATGCGAGAAAGGTGCTTTCTCTCCAGCCTGAGTGCGTGCGTTTTGACGTTTATCGCACCGCTGCAGTGCTGGAGCAAAATCAGGGCAGTCAACGAGCCAATGCCTTTTTAATCAGCTTCTGCAAAAAGGCATTGCCGCGTCTTGAACTGGTCGTAAAAAAATATGAGTGTGTAGGTATCAACAGCAACGTATCAGCCGCTGTTTTTGGCGGTCTTTTTGATACCCAGCTTATGCAATATCTTGCGTCACGCATGGTTAATATGGTTGCCAGATATAACCGCCTCCCGGATATGTCGCGCGCCGATATTGACCTGCTGGCCTCTGATATCGCTAATTTCATTCGCGCTGAACTGGCTGACATTGATGACACCGGATTTAGCGAGCTTAAAACGCTGTACACCTGGTACATGCGAGCCGGTTTCATTTCCCTGCAATTCAACGTTACCCCGCCGCATTGGGAGAGGGTGACAAAGAAATATGTTGGTGAGGATGAAATAGCCCCTGCAATCACTCGCATGTTTAATGAGGTTTGGTGGCGTGGCCGATTACGACGCATTGCGGCTGCATGGCGCGAACACCTGCACATTGCCGTTGGCAACGTCAGCAAGAAAAAGCATGCTTACGCGAGTAAAAACTGCGTGACCGACTGGCGCGAGCAGAAGCGCCGCACGCGTGAATTTCTCAAGGGGCTGGATCTCGAAGACGAAGACGGCAACCGCATCAGCCTGATTGAAAAATACGATGGATCGGTCGCTAACCCTGCGATACGTCGCTGCGAGCTGATGACCCGCATCCGTGGGTTTGAAAATATCTGCAATGAGCTCGGTTATGTCGGTGAGTTTTATACCCTGACTGCGCCGTCAAAATATCACGCCACAACTAAGGCGGGTTACCGTAACACCAAATGGAAAGGAGCCAGCCCGTCGGACACGCAAAGTTATCTCACCGGCCTTTGGGCGCGCATTCGTGCCAAACTACATCGGGAAGAAATCCGCATTTTCGGCATCCGTGTTGCCGAACCTCATCACGACGGAACGCCACACTGGCACATGCTTATGTTCATGTTGCCGGAAGACGTCGAGCGCGTGCGCCTCATCATCCGTGATTATGCGTGGGAGGAAGACCTCCACGAACTGAGAAGCGATAAAGCCAAAAAAGCGCGCTTTCATGCCGAGGCCATTGACCCGGAAAAAGGCAGCGCTACCGGCTATGTTGCTAAATACATTTCGAAAAATATCGACGGCTATGCTCTTGATGGTGAAACCGATGACGAAAGCGGTGAGCTGCTGAAAGAGACAGCCCCCGCTGTATCAGCATGGGCGGCGCGCTGGCACATCCGTCAATTCCAGTTTATCGGCGGTGCGCCGGTGACGGTCTACCGTGAATTGCGTCGTCTCGCCGATACCGAGACCGCGCACGGTCTGAGCGTTGAATTTGCCGCCGTCCATGATGCCGCTGACGCCGGTGACTGGGCTGGTTACGTTAATGCGCAGGGTGGCCCGTTTGTCCGTCGCGATGATTTGCAGGTGCGCACGCTTTATGAACCGCGCGCCGAGTTTAACCTGTATGGTGAGGAAACCGTCTGCATCCGTGGCGTGTACGATTCTGCTGTCGGTGCTGGTACCCCGATTTTAACCCGGCTAACGCAGTGGAAAATTGTACCGAAGCGTGCCGTTGATTTGGCCGTTGACGTTAAGGGCGCTCCTGCGCCCTCTCGGAGTTCTGTCAATAACTGTACGGGAAGCGAAAGCGATCCACCGGAACTCGATTTATCAAAACCCCTGAATCGACGTGAAAAGCGAGAGTTAACAAACCGAATCAGGAAGCAAAAGCCAGCAATGCGGCGAAAATTCATCCACGGAACGGATGAACAAAATGCAGCTATAGCGAAAACTATTGGCGAGATACATCTGACAACCGGCATAAATATCAGCCGGGGTGAAGCCCTGCACCTGATGGCAGGTGGTAAAAGTTGCTTTGACGGTAAATGGTTGCGAGGAACGGCCACAGGAGAAATATTTACCACGGCGCCATCACATCAGGCGAAAGTTAAGGCGTATCGGACCAAAGCTACAGAAATCCTCAATCGTGTTGCGGTTTTAGCGGAGCTAGCAACGGAAATATAAGCGTTAATACTCATCCATATCATGTACATACAGTGTATTTGCAACTTTTTTTTCTTCACATTTTTTATCAATGCGTGCTACTGTGTATTTATACAGTATCTCGTAGTGGAGGTTGTGTGGATAGAGAGCTAAATGAGCACGTTATGATTGAGCGGGTCGAAATGATTGCGCGTCTGACGGCTGAAGGGACTTGTCAGGAAAGAGACCGTGAAATCGCATTGAATTTAATTGCGGAGATAGCAAGAGGCAACTTAATGAAAAACAATAATTTTTCTGTTGTTTTTTCCGCGCAGCCTGTTGATGAAACCTTTGCGAAGGAGTGCAAGGTGAGGGTAAATATCACATTAGATAAAGACCAAATAGTCGGCCAGCCGGTGATTGATGCTTTTCAGAGTGAATTGACCAAGCGAATACAGTCAGTTTTTCCGGCAACTCGCGTTAACGTCAAGAAAGGTTCTATGACTGGTGTTGAGTTGATGGGGTTCGATAAAGATTCAGACCGCGAAGCGCTGGACGCTATTCTTCAGGAAGTTTGGGAAGATGAGAGCTGGCGGTAGCTCCTCAAAAAAGTGCCAATATCAACCTCATGTTTGGTAGCATGGGGTTGTTTTTTATGGAATTACGTAAAGGAAAATCATGGATACCGTAATAGCATTTTTATCTCTGGCTCTTTTTATTGCTTTTATCATTGGTCTTATCAAGCCGTCGCTGGTTAGAATGCCGAATCGTAAGCGCTCAAGCGCGGTTTACCTCGGTGGCTGTCTGGCGTTGGGCGTTATTGGCTCAATCTTATGGCCGACTGAAAAGAGTCAGCCTGTAGCGAAAAATGATGTACCGATGGTTAAAGCGGAACCGGCTACGCCAACGTTTGAGTACGCAGATAAAACCCTCAAAGAATATCGCGACGAGCTAAAAGAAACCCGGCACGAAATCGTTAAGGATTATGTCGGTTTCAAAAGTGTACCGGTCAGCTATGTTGATGCTTTTTATGCCTGTTTGAGTGAGTACACTTTTACTAAAGATGATGCGTTAAAGCTCGATGATGTGTTGGGGTGGTGTTTCAACGACTTCGAGAAGGATCCACAATCTCTAAATAATAAAATCAACCTTGATACCTTTCAGGATAACTTTAGCGGTTGGGATGGTTCTTATCGCCCGTTAGAGAAGCTGATAAAAGCCAGCATGAATGATGATTCCTCGTATAAACATGTTTCAACGGTCTACCATCTGATTTTGAATAAAGACCCGCATGCCGTTGTAAAAACAACGTTTCGCGGCACTAATGCTTATGGTGGAGTGGTAAAACAGACCGTAGCGGCACGCGTAAACGTGCGAACGGGTGAGGTCGATTCGATACTAGACAATTAAACAATATAGTGACAAACGCCGCCGGTGCTGAAATTTTCAGTGCTGACGGGGTAGAACAATGAGCATCGCGAGGCGTTAGATTAAAAATCATTTGAGGCAGATAAAATGCTTTGGAAAATAATATCTTTTTTACTGGTAGGTATTTGTATATTTGTTTTTGGTTTATGGCTAGGCTCTATTCAGGCTGAATGGGCGAAACCAGAGCATAAAGATGCTGTTGCTTACTTAGCTATGATTGGAGGGTGGGTCTCAGGGATTGCAACATCAGTCGCAGTAATTATTTCATTGTATGCAACATACCAAGCATCACAGAATAATATTGAAAAATTAAGCTTGACCTATGAACCATACCCAAGCAATGACCCTGACTTATTCTGTGCAAATATTAAAGTAAAAAATTTGCGCCCTGTTGCTGCGCATATACAAGAATTTTGCTTAGAAATTAGTGGGTTGGATGGGCAGATTAATATAAATAAACTTAAGGCTGGCGGACTGCCAGTTAAACATGCTTTGTATCAATTAGGTGAGGTATGGGAGTTCGCATTCTATCCCCACTCAACTCATTCAAATCTAAGGTTTTATGTGGACATGAAATTGAGAGGAGAGCCAACCTTTAAAAAGGGTTTTTTTGTTGTTAAAACAACAATGAAACAGTACCGACTCAAGATGCCTAAAGACCTTCTGGATATAATGAAAGAAAGCTATGAAAAACAAATAAAAATACCGGAAGTGTACAAGCAATATACTGGTAAAGAAATGGAACTATAACGTGTATTTATAAGCATCAATTTGCATGCGGTTCTCTGGCTTTTTTCCTGTGCGCATCGTCAGTGCTGGCGCGGATCCAGAGTGGTCATGCAACTGCATTAAAACCGACCCATAAAGCGGGCAGGCGTGGCGGGGATAGCATTGCGCGCTGAGGCGGGTATTTATTTTATTTTTCCAGCGCCTGAGCGCGTCCCTGTGGCGTTGTTGGGGTTATGGGTGAGCAGCGGGCGAGGCGAAGTGGCGACGGCGTATCGTGGCGCTGAGGGCGTTGTGTACGGTGGGGTTAAAGCCGCCACGGCGGGCGGCTGTGGGTGGGGTTACTCGTCGTCGCCGAGGCTATATTTTTCGAAGCGGATAATTTCTTCACCCGCCCATTCGTTCAACTCCATAAACCGCGCCTGTAGCGGGGTCAGCTCGTTACGCACAAAAACCTTTGCCACCTTCTCAACGTCGCCCACTGAGCCGACGTTCTCAGGTTGGCCGCCCATTAACTGGAACGGGATGCGATGCGCGTCGAGAAGGTCAGCCGCGCTGACTTTCTTGATATTAAAAAAATCATCCTTCGTGGCGACTTCGCTCAGTGGTACGATTTTAATTCCGTCTGCTTTACCGTTCGGCGCGTAGAAAAACAGGTTCTTAAAATTGCCGAGCCCTTTCGAGTCGCGCATCGCCTTTCGCAGTGCCTCGACGTCGGTGCTGCTTTGCGCTGCGTCGGTCACATACATGATGTAACCCGCATGCGCGCCGTTCTGGTAATACTTGCGACGGAACAGGGTCGCCGATTCATTCAGCCAGGCTGAATTGAGTGCGCTCAGGTATTCCGGCATCCCGTAAAGCTCCTGATTAATATCGGGCTCGAGCAGGTGGAAGACGGAACCGGGCGCGAACTGGTGCGGCTGTGTGTAGCTCTGAATGTACCAGTAAACGTCATCCTCGATGCCACGGCGGGTGTATTTCGCCGGTGAGGTTTCCAGTTTTAACGGCTTACCGGTCAGGCTGCGACGCTCTTCGATAAACGCATTGCCAAACACCAGATAGTCGAGCGCAAACCGGGTGAAGTCCTGACGGGATAACAGCGGGTGCGGGATGTAGGTCGACACCAGAATATTACGCTTCACGTAAATCGGTGAGCTGTGGTGCACGGCGGCGCGCATGCTCTTCGCTAGCCCGGAAAAGCTCACTGGCGGCTCGTACCACTGGCCGTTGTCGATACACTCGACATAATCGAGAATATCGCGGCGGTCGAGTACTGGCGTCGGCTCACCAAAAGTGAATGCTTCCATGCTCTGAGCCGGTGCGGCGGTGTGGCTTTGGGTGCGCGGCGGCTGCTGGCGCTTGTTGCGTTTCTTGCTCATTAGTTCCACTCCATGATGCTGGATGACTGCTCACCAGTTGCGGCGGTCAGCGGCTCATTGATTAATACGTGCATGGTTGCCCAGGCGAGATCGGCGTGACTGGCTTCCTCGGTGCGACTGGCCTCATAGGTCGAGCTGCGACCACTGCTGGTCATGGTTTTGCGGATAGACATAAACGACTGCGTGATATCGGTCGCGCTGACGTCGTACTCGAGGCAACCGCGGCGAATGGTGTCTTTTGCTTTCAGCACCATTGCGGTTTTCATTTCCGGCGTGTAGCGGATTTCACGTGCAGCCGGGTAGAACGAGCGCACGAGCTGGAAGACGCCCTGACCGAGCCCGGTCGCATCGATGCCGATATATTCCACGGTGTATTTCTGCGTGAGCTCGCGAATGGATTCGGCCTGTTGGGCGAAGTCCATCCCTTTCCACTGGTGGCGCTCGAGGATGCGGAATTTGCCACCGGCAACGACCGGCGGTGCGATAACGACGCACCCGGCGCTGTCACCACGTAATGACGGGTCATAGCCAACCCACACCGGGCGGTGGCCGAATGGCCGGTCGGCAAATGGCGCGTAGTCCTCCCATTTCTCGAGGCTGTCGACCATGCAGCGCTGTAGCTCTTCGAACGGGAATACCGACGCTTTATCGTCGACGAACTCGCACATAAACAGGTTGCGGAACTCATCGACACTGTTCTCGCGCTTCAGCGTATCGATGTTGAACAGGGTGCATCCTTTGGCGAGTGCGTCCTCGATGGTGACAATCTGTCGCCACTGGCCGTCAGGACAGGCGACGCCCTTCGCGAGAGCGGCGTGACTGATATCGATATCGACGCGCTCGCTCTTGTCTGAGCGTCCCTTGTTGAACTGCTCACCCGACCAGAACGGGTAAGCGCCGTGCGCCAGCGATGAGGGGGTCGAAAAATAGGTCGTGCGTAAATGCTCCTGTGACGACATCCCCCCGGCGACGCGCTTCAGTTTCTGGAAGTTGGGGATCCAGAAAATTTCGTCGACATACAGGTCGCCGTTGTGACTCTGTGCCGTGTTGGCATTGGTACCAAGAAACATCAGCTCCGCACCATTGTTGCCGAGCACAATCGGGTCGCCGGTAAGCTCGACGCCAGCCTGTCGGGCAAAGGCGATAATGTATTTACGGAATACATAGGCTTGCGTCTTACTGGCCGACAAAAATATCTGGTTGTGGCCGGTCTTCAGCGCCTGTAACAGTGCCTCACGTGCAAAATAGAACGTCGCGCCAATCTGTCGCGATTTCAGGATGTGCCTGATGCGGTGCGCCAGCCCAGCGCGCCACCATTCGAGTTGATAGTCGAAAGACTGCTCAAGGAAAATCTCTTCGAGTTTCTCGATAGCCTCTTCGCTGAAAAAGTTCTTTTTCGGTTTCTTCTTTTCCCCTTTGTTGCGGTTGGCCACGTTCGGGTTTAAATCCGCTTCGTTGCCAGTCTGGCCGTAGCGGTTCACCCGCGCGAGGCGCTCCATCTGGCGCGCCAGAAAATCCGCGACCTTAAAGTCGTGAGCCGTCAGGTCGGGCTTTGCATAGAGCTGAATCAGCCGCGCCTCGAGCGTGAACTCGACCCGGTTTAACGGGGCGGTTTCTTCCCATTTATCGCGCAGTTTCCAGCTCTGCACCGTGGGGCGCTTGACCTGTAACTGCTCCGCGATTTGTGGCACGGAATAGCCCTGCCAGAACAAAAGCGCGGCCTGTCGTCGCGGGTCGCTGAGTAGTGATGTGTTGTTGGTAGTGGTCATAAAACCTCACTGTGATGAGTACACGGCAAGGCTAAAGATTCAGGGGGGATGAATCGCTAACCCCCTGTTGTGTCAGGGGTTGCACTTCTGTAACCGGTGGCTGACGAGGGAGGGAGTCGGGAAACTACATCCGACCCGATAACCCAACTCAGGACACCTGACTCATGGCTAAAAAAATTTCGAAATGGTTTCGCATCGGCGTCGAGGGGGACACCTGCGACGGTCGCGTCATCAGTGCGACCGATATTCAGGAAATGGCCGACGGCTTTGACCCGCGCGTCTACGGCTGTCGCATTAACCTCGAGCATATCCGCAGCGTTATTCCCGACAGCCCGTTTTGCCGCTATGGCGACGTCACGGAAGTGAAAGCAGAAGTGATCGACGACGATTCGGCACTTAACGGCAAGCTGGCGCTGTTCGGCAAAATTGCCCCGCTCGACAACCTGCTCGCGATGCTGGCGAAAGGCCAGAAGGTTTACACCTCGATGGAAATTCGTCCGAACTTTGCCAACACCGGCAAATGTCACCTCATCGGGCTGGCGGTAACCGATGACCCGGCGAGTCTCGGTACCGAATACCTGCAATTCTGTTCCCGCGCACAACAAAACCCACTGGCCGGGAAGAAAGACCAGCCGGGCGACCTGTTCTCAGTGGCAACCCTTGCCGAGCTGGAATTCGAAGACCTGCCCGACACCCTGCTGACCAAACTCAGCGACACCGTGAAAGGCATCTTCAGCCGTAAACAGACTGACGACGATGCGCGTTTCGGTGATGTACATGAGGCCGTGACCGCCATCGCCGAGCGGGTGCAGACCGGCGGCGAAAGCGCCGAGGTGCGTTTCAGTGCAATTGAAGCCGAACTCGCCGACGTCAAAAAAGCGCTCGCCGAACAGGCCGACGCCACCTCGCAGCAATTCAGCACCCTGACCACCACGCTGGAAAACACCGAAAGCAGATCACAGGCGCGCCGCAAGTTAAGTACAGGCGGTGACGGCGATTCGGCGGTCTCCACGCTGACCGACTGCTAACCCCTGATAACCCCGAAGGAAAAGAAACGCCATGCGTAAAGACACCCGTTTTAAATTTAATCAGTACCTGAGCCGTATCGCTGAACTGAACGGCATCGAGGTCAGCGACCTCAACAAAAAATTCACCGTCGAGCCGTCGGTGACGCAGACCCTGTTTGACAAAATCCAGCAGTCGTCCAGTTTCCTGAAGCTCATCAACATGGTGACCGTTGGCGAGCTGACCGAAGAGAAGGTCGGTATCGATGTGACTGGCTCCATAGCCAGCACCGCTGACACCGACGGCGGCGTCGAGCGTAAAACTGCTGATTTCGCGAAAATGGATGCATACCGCTATTTCTGCCATCCGGTGAACTTCGACTATCACCTGAAGTACAACAAACTTGACCTGTGGGCGCGTTTTCAGGATTTCCAGATCCGGATCCGTAACGCCATCATCAAGCGTCAGGCGCTGGATTACATCACCATCGGCTTTAACGGCGTGAGCCGGGCGGCGACGTCTGACCGTAGCAAAAACCCGCTGCTTCAGGATGTGGCTGTCGGCTGGTTGCAGAAATACCGCACCGACGCGCCTGAGCGGGTGATGTCCAGCATCACCGACGCTGACGGCACTGTGATTTCGAATACCATCAAAGTGGGTAAAGGAGGGCATTACGCCAACCTCGACGCGCTGGTCATGGATGCTTTCGAGTCACTGGTCGCGGAAATTCACCGCGAAAACCCGGAAATGGTTGTCATCTGTGGTCGCCGCATTCTGACCGACAAATACTTCCCGATGATTAACAAATTCCAGGCGAATAGCGAACAGCTCGCCGGTGAGTTGATTATCAGCCAGAAAACCATCGGTCAGCTTCAGGCGGTGCGCGCGCCGTTCTTCCCGGCAAACAGCGTTTTCATTACAACGCTGGATAACATTTCGATTTATCTGTACGAGGACGGCCACCGCCGCCACATCGTCGAAAATCCGAAACTCGACCAGGTGGAAAACTACGAACAGGTCAAAGTCGATTTCGTTATCGAGGACTACGAGGCCGGGTGCCTGATTGAGAATATCGAGATCCTCGAGCCGGAAGAACCCGCCACCACTGAACCAGTGAGCGCGGAAGTTTTCGCGGCGGCAATGGTCAAGGCGATGCAGTCTCTGACCAGCACTGCTCCGGCCAGCGCCCCTGTCTCTGACGGCGAAACTTCCCCGGCTGAAACCAACACCACTGACGGCACGGAGGCATAAGCGATGGCAACCCCCGCACAGCGTCATGCGATGCGGGTCTCGGCTATCAGGGCATCGCAGCGGGATAACGCCCCGCTGCGTCATGCCTCACCTTACGAGCAAATGCTCGTCAAGCTGGCCGCAGACCGCCGGACGCTATCAGCAATTCGTTCTAAAGAACGCAAAGCGGATAAAAAACGCGAATTACTCCCGCTGTACCTGCCGTGGGTCGCTGGCGTACTGGAAAGCGGCACCGGCGCACAGGATGACATTCTGATGACGGTGATGCTCTGGCGTCTGGATGCGGGGGATATCACCGGCGCGATTGAGATTGCGCGCTATGCGCTGCATTTCGGCCTGTCGATGCCGGAAAATCATTCCCGCACCACACCTTACATGCTGGCCGAAGAGGTCGCACTCGCGGCAACCCGCGCCCGAATTGCCGGTGAGCCGGTCGACGTTGCGCAACTACTTGAGGTCATCGGGCTAACCGATGCCGCCGATATGCCTGACGAAGTGCGCGCCCGACTGCATAAGGTCACAGGTCTGACCCTGCGTGATGCCGGTCAGCTTCCTGATGCGCTGGCGCACCTGCAACGCGCCTTACAGCTCGACACCAACGCCGGGGTAAGAAAGGACATTGAGACCCTCACTCGTGAGCTGAACCCGAAACCGGTCGTCGTCAAAAAAACGGCGCCGAAAGCCGCGAAAAAGGCACCCGCGAAAAAACAAGATTCACCGGTGAAACGAGGTCGGGGACGCCCGAAGAAAGTCACCGGTTAACAGAACGCGCCCCGCGCCGGGCGGCACGCTGGTCAATGTCGGTGATTCACCGTAACTGCGACCGGCGTCCACCGCCCACCTATTTACTGAGGTACTCATGACCATGATTGTGATGAATAACCCGGCGCAACAGCGCGACCCGATGGTCATCCTGCCGGTGCCGGTTGACGAGCCGGTGATTAAAAACACGGCCTTTTTCCCGGATGTTGATCCGAAGCGCATGCGCGAAGAAATGCGCCTCGAGCAGACCGTGACGCCGGTGCGTCTGCGCCGGGCGATTAAAACCGCGATGGCGGAGACCAACGCCGAGTTAACCGACTGGCGCGACCTTCAGCTCGCCGCCGGTTACGCGCGACTTGAGGATGTGCCGACGGATGAACTCGACGGCGAAAGTGTGCGGGTTTTTCACTACTTCAACGCTGTTTGCTCGATGACGACCGCGACGCTGTACGAGCGTTACCGGGGCGTTGATGCGAGCGCCAAAGGTGACAAAAAGGCCGACAGCATCGATGACACCATCGATGAAATGTGGCGTGACATGCGCTGGTCGGTTGCCCGTATCCAGGACAAAGCGCGCTGCATCGTGGGGCAAATCTGATGAACATCTTCGCGCATCAGGGCGACACGCTCGACACGTTATGTCAGCGCCATTACGGGCGCACTGAAGGTGTGGTCGAGGCGGTATTGCTGGCTAATCCGGGACTCGCCGAGCTGGGCGTCGTCCTGCCACATGGCACGGCGGTCAGTCTGCCTGAAGTTGACACCGCACCGGTATCGGAGACCGTGAATTTATGGGACTGACTGTGGATAAAATCACAACCTTTCTGACCTACTGGCTGTCAGTGGTGCTGGCGTATTTCGGTACGCAGACGCCGGAACGGCTCGCGCTTTATGTCGGGGGAAGCTGCGCCATTTTTACCGCGCTGGTTAACTTCTGGTACCAGCGAAAGAAATACCGCTATCTCGTCTCGATGGGGATTGATAAGGGGGTTATTCGTGGGCTCATTCGTTAAACGTTGCAGTGTGGCCGTCGTGCTGGCGCTGGCGGCACTGGTGCCTGATTTTCGTTTGCTTCACACCTCGCCGGAAGGGCTCGCGCTGATTGCCGACCTCGAGGGGTGCCGGTTGCGTCCTTACCAGTGCAGCGCGGGTGTGTGGACGTCAGGCATCGGCCACACTGCCGGGGTGGTACCGAAACGGGATATCACCGAGAAGGAAGCCGCCGCGAATCTGGTCGCCGACGTGCTGAACGTCGAGAAACGACTCGCGGTCTGTGTGCCGGTGGACATGCCACCCGCCGTCTATGACGCGCTGGTCAGCTTCGCTTTTAACGTCGGCACCGGCGCGGCCTGTCGCTCGACGCTGGTGTATCACCTGAAACACCGGCAATGGTGGCAGGCCTGTGACCAGCTCACCCGCTGGGTGTTTGTGAATGGTGAGCGTAATGCCGGGCTCGTAAACCGCCGCTTTCGTGAGCGCACCTACTGCCTGAAGGGGGTGAAATGAAAACGATAGTCGTGTTGTTAGTGCTGGCCGTGGCTGGGCTGCTCTGGATGCGCCACGAAAACACCAGTCTGACCCGTTCCTTTGAACGGGCGAATAAAGTCGCCGGTGACCAAAAAACGGTGATTACCATGCTGAAAAGCCAGCTTAAAACGGCCTCCCGTATCCGTGGGGAAAATGAGACCGCTCAGGTCTTACTGCGCGGTGAGCTCATCGATGCCGGAGCGCGGGCACAGCGTCGGGAACAGACCATTACGAGGTTACTCAATGAAAATGAACAGCTTCGCCGCTGGTATAGCGCTGATTTACCTGATGCTGTGCGCCGGTTGCACCAGCGCGCCGCCTGTGCCGACGCCGGTGATTGTTTACAACGCATGTCCGAAGGTCAGCCTTTGCCCGATGCCGGGAAGTGACCCGACTACTAATGGCGACCTGAGCGCGGATATACGCCAGCTCGAAAGCGCCCTCGAGCGCTGTGCGCTTCAGGTCAGAACCGTGAAAAACTGTCAGGATAAAATCGATGTACAAGCCGAAGAGTCTGCGAAAAGCCTTAACTGACGCCGTGCCGGTGCTGGCACGAAACCCCGATATGATGCGTGTCTTTATCGACAACGGGAATCTGGCCTCGACGCTGGCGACGTCGCTGTCGTTTGAGAACCGGTACACGCTGAATGTGGTGGTGACCGATTTCACGGATGATATCGAGCTGTTACTCGTCCCGATTCAGGCGTGGCTACGCATACATCAGGCTGACATTATGACGACCGATGAAGGGCGTAAAAAGGGATTCACCTATTTTGCCGATATCAACGACAACGACAGCGTCGATATCAGTATCAGTCTGATGCTGACCGAGCGCACTATCGTTAAAGAACAGGGGGATAAGCTTCACGTTGAACAGGCTGAAGAGCCGCAGCCGCCGGAGCCCGTTACCCGGCCAGTTGAGCTGTATGTTAACGGTGAGCTCGTGAGTCGATTGCATGAATGACTTTAAACCCTTTGACGATACGCTCACGGGGCTGATAGCGGCGCTGTCTCCTGCCGCCCGTCGCAGAATGGCCGCAGATATCGCTAAGACCCTGCGAGCCCGTCAACAGCGCCGGATTAAAATGCAGAAAGCCCCGGACGGGACACCTTACGCCGCCCGAAAACGCCAGCCGGTAAAAGCCAAAACAGGCCGGGTTAAGCGGGAAATGTTCGCTAAGCTCCGCACCAGTCGCTTTATGAAAGCCACAGCGGGGAATGACTCGGCGGTCGTGGAATTTACCGGCAAGGTACAACGGATGGCGAATGTGCATCAGTACGGTCTCAAAGATAAGCCTGGGCGAAACAGTGCGCCGGTACAGTATGACGCCCGAATGCTTATCGGGTTTGATCATGAATCAAAAAATATGATTCATGACATAATTATGGTTTCTTTAGCTGAGGCGGCTAGATCTATTGATTGATTTTATGTATTTTATTTTCTATACAAGTGAGGATGTTATGGAAAATAAAAAATATCAAGTATTTGTGAGCTCTACATACGTCGATTTAATTGATGCTCGCAAAAAAATCATAGAAACAGTCCTTAGTTTATACCACTTTCCAGTTGGCATGGAGATGTTTAGCGCTGATGACTCTGAGCAGTGGGATATAATAAAGGAGACTATTGATGCTAGTGATTATTATGTGATTATCATTGGGCATAAGTATGGGTCCGTTTCTAAAGATGGTATTAGCTATACTGAAATGGAATATAACTATGCTAAATCATTAAATATACCGGTGTTGGCTTTTATTAGAGGGAGGGACGTTTTAACAAAACCACATGAACGAGAAAGTGACCCTCAAAAAGAAAAGCAACTAAATGCTTTTATTGAAAAAGCTAAAGCTAACAAAATGTGTGATTTTTGGGAGACAATTGATGAATTAGCGACGAAGGTTGCTATCGCCTTACCAAAAGTAATGCGACGAAATCCACGAATAGGATGGGTGCGCGGTGACCAGGTCGCATCTAAAGAGATTACCGCCGAGTTGGCTGAGCTATCTAATGAAAATAGAAAATTAAGGGAAAAAGTCCGCGAATATGAAAGCCAATTACATAGCGATGCACCTCAATTAGAGCTGAGCATGATTGATAATGACTTAGCTTTGACGGTGGATGTGGAGTCGACTTATCAGGATTACCTTCCACAACTATGCAAGGAAGCGGTACCTCTTGAGTTGAAGGACACTATCACCATTGATGAGATTGAATCATATAACTCTTCACTGCCTACTGATAAAGATGTGGATTTATATAATAAAAAAATGAGATTGCACTGTAATTACAAAAACAATGCAATTACAGTGAAGCCCGTTTTAAGAAATAATGGGAGGACTTTTGCGTCAAATGTTTATGTTGAGATTGATTTTCCTGAATTCCTAATAGTGCTTAAAGGTTCTAATGAAGACTTCTTTATAAAAGAGCCGAAATTAAAAATCCCTGAGTCCCCAATAAGTAAGCATAAAAAAAGACTCAGTGCTATAATGTCACTCGAAAATTTTAGGATGGGTATTTTTGATGAAACATCGATGGTAATGGCTAAACCTCATTTGGAAGTGCCAGCAATAATTAAACGGATGGCTGATTTAGGAACAGTTAACCAAGATGAGTGGGTCATGAAAGAGGACCATAAAATCACGTTGCGTGCGAAAAAAGTGTTACAGAGCTTAACTGTTGAGTATGAGGAAATAGTCATCATTCCCTTAACGATTGGCTCTGGAGTTATTAATTTTAAAATTATATGTGAGCAATTGAAGGAGCCTGTTGTTTTTTCTCGTCAGGTTACAGTTACCCCAAGCTAGTTTTTGTATGTTGTGCCATATCTGGTAAAACCCGCATTAATTGCCGTCCAGAGCACCGGGCGGCATCCTTCCTTGTATGAATACTCGCGCAACTCTTCAGGACGCTTTACGCCTCCTTCGCAACCTGATACGCACCGGCGTCGTTGTCGAAGTTGACCTCGATGACGGGCGCTGTCGCGTCCAGACTGGCGGCATTGTTACCGACTGGCTTCAGTGGCTGACCACACGCGCCGGTCGTTCACGTGTCTGGTGGGCTCCGTCTGTGGGCGAGCAGGTTTTACTGCTGGCCGTGGGTGGTGAACTCGACACCGCTTTTGTGCTGCCCGGCATTTTTTCGGATGACCACCCCGCGCCGTCGGCGTCGGCTGATGCTTTTCACATCACCTTTCCTGATGGGGCTGTTATCGAGTACGAGCCGGAGACCGGCGCGCTGACCGTGAGCGGCATTAAAACCGCAGACGTTACGGCGTCGGATTCCATCACCGCGACGGTACCGCTGGTGACGGTGAAAGCCGAGACCCGCATCACCCTCGATACACCGGAAGTGGTCTGCACCAACAAACTGACGACGGCGGCGCTTGAGGTACAACAAGGCGGCACCATGCGCGGAAACATCGAACACACCGACGGTACGTTTAAATCAAACGGCGTTCAGGTCGACAAACACGGTCACGGCGGTGTGCAAAAAGGTGGAGCCTGGACGGAGGGCACGAAATGACGACCCGTTATATCGGTATGAACAGGGAGACCGGGTGCGCCATCACTGACGCCGATCATATCCGTCAGAGTTGTGGCGATATTTTGCGAACGCCGGTCGGCTCTCGCGTGATGCGCCGCGATTATGGCTCGCTGTTGTTCTCCCTGATTGATATGCCGCAGACCGACGCGCTGAGGCTGCAAATTATGTGCGCCTGTTATATGGCGCTGCTGAAGTGGGAGCCGCGCATCAGCATCAGCTCGCTGACGGTAGAACGTCAGTTTAACGGTCAGATGATTGTTGAGCTGACCGGCGAGACCCGGGACACCGGCAAAACCCTGTCACTGACTATCCCTGTGAGTTGAATTTATGCCGACTATCGACCTGAGCCAGCTCCCCGCGCCTGACGTGGTGGAAACGCTGGATTTTGAAACCATTCTCGCGGAACGCAAAGCGACGCTAGTCTCGCTTTATCCTGAAGAACAACAGGACGCTGTTGCGCGTACTCTCGCCCTTGAGTCTGAGCCACTGGTGAAATATCTGGAGGAAAACGCCTATCGGGAGGTTATCTGGCGTCAACGTGTGAACGATGCGGCGAAAGGCTGCACACTGGCTTACGCGAGTAATAACGACCTTGATGTGATGGCCGGAAACAACAACACCGGGCGACAGATTGTGACACCCGCCGATGACAGCACTATCCCGCCAACACCCGCCGTCATGGAATCTGATACCGATTTACGGTTACGCGCACAACAGGCTTATGAAGGGCTCAGCGTGGCTGGTCCGGTCGGCGCATATGAATACCACGGTCGCAGCGCCGACGGTCGGGTCGCTGATATCTCGGTTGTCAGCCCGTCACCGGCCTGTGTGACCATCACCGTGCTGTCACGCGAGGATGACGGCACCGCATCCGATGAGCTTCTGACCATCGTTGAAAAAGCACTAAATGCTGAAGAGGTGCGCCCGGTTGGCGACAGGGTGACGGTGCAGAGTGCTGAAATCGTGCCGTATCAGATTGACGCCACGCTGTATTTTTATCCGGGGCCGGAGGCTGCGCCCATCCGTCAGGCCGCAGAGGAAAAACTGAAGGCATACATCAGCGCACAACAGCGACTGGGACGCGACATTCGTCAGTCGGCCATCTATGCCGCCCTGCACGTTGAAGGTGTGCAGCGTGTCGAACTGGCCGCGCCACTGGCTGACATTGTGCTCAGTAAATACCAGGCATCCTGTTGCACCGAATACCGCATCGCTGACGGGGGTGCTGATGAGTAATAACCGGCTGTTGCCTGTTGGCTCATCGTTGCTCGAGGTCGCCGCCGCCCGCGCGGCCGCAGATATTGAGCGTGTGCCGGTACCGCTTCGCACGTTGTGGAACTGGCGCACCTGCCCGGTGCGGTTGCTGCCATATCTGGCGTGGGCGTTTTCGGTTGACCGGTGGGATGAGAACTGGCCGGAAGCGACAAAACGCAGCGTCATCGCCTCGGCGTTTTTCATTCATGCCCACAAAGGCACTATCGCCGCCTTACGGCGCGTGGTGGAGCCGCTGGGCTATCTGATTGAGGTTAAGGAGTGGTGGGAACTCAACGAAAAGCCCGGAACTTTCCGGATTGTTGTTGGCGTACTCGAGACCGGCATCACCGATGAGATGTACCTCGAACTCGAGCGCCTGATAGAAGGGGCAAAACCGGCAAGCCGACACCTGACCGGACTCGCTATCAGCCTGAGCACCACCGGGCGCGCCTATGTGGGCGCAAGCTGCTACGACGGCGATCTGTTAACCGTTTATCCCTATACCGCCGGGGAAATTGTCGTCGGTGGGGAGTTTTATCCGGCTTCGGCCATTCATCTGATTGATAACCTGCGAGTAAGCGCATGACAACAAAATATTTTGCCATCCTGACCAATCAGGGCGCGGCGCGACTGGCAAACGCGACCATGCTCGGTACTAAACTGAATATTACAAAAATGGCCGTAGGGGACGGGAACGGCACGTTGCCGACGCCTGACCCGGCTCAGACAAGACTCATTAACCAGACCCGCATCGCGCCGATTAATTCACTGAGCGTGGATGCTAACGACGCTGGTCAGATTATTGCCGAGCAAATTATCCCGGAAAATGAGGGCGGTTTTTTCATCCGTGAAATCGGTCTTTATGATGACGATGGCATTTTGATTGCTGTCGCCAACTGCCCGGAAACCTACAAGCCGTTACTGGCCGAGGGGAGTGGTCGAACGCAGACCATTCGCATGATTCTTGTTGTCTCGAGCACGTCGGCGATCACCTTAAAAATCGACCCGTCGGTCGTGCTGGCAACCCGCAAATATGTTGACGATGCGGTCATCGAGGTGAAGAACTACGCTGATGGACTTATGCGCAACCACGAACAGTCGCGCAATCATCCCGATGCAACCACTACCGCTAAAGGTTTTACGCAGCTTAACAGCAGTGTGACGGATGACCGCGAGACACACTCGGCAACCCCGAAAGCCGTAAAAATTGCGATGGATAACGCGAATGCACGGCTGGCTAAAGAACGCAATCTCGCCGATTTACCTAACCCGGCACTGGCGCGCCAGAATATGCAATTAGGTGACAGCTCGACGAAAAATACCGGTACAACTGCCAATACTGTTGCGGCGGGTGATGATGCACGTATCACCGGTGCGATGCAGAAAAGCCAAAACGGTGCGGATATTCCAGATGTGGCGAAGTTTCTCCAAAACCTTGGTTTGGGAGAAGCC